CTACGCTATCAGCAGTACTAACTTCAGTAATACTAGAACCTTCTTGTAAGCAGATTAATTGATGAGGCTGCAATGGAGGATTGTGCCACACATCGCCTTCCTTTAAATTCTTTTCGTATAACACAGCGTTAGAAGTATCTATCCAGCGTACTTTAAATTGTCCGCTATTTACAAACCATGTTTCGTCTTTCTCTCTATGAAAGTGCATACTAAACTTTGCATTAGCTTTCTCAAAAAACATAATTTTACCGCAGTACTTGTCATTAGTAGCCCAGATAAGTTCATAGCCCCATCCTTTTTGGACAACGCCGTTAAGCCTAGTTGGTTCGTTATTTTCCATTAATATAATCCTCTATTTTAGTCCACTGCATGTCTACTACACTATTTAAATTAGTTAAGTCTGCACAGGTGTACTTTTGGTACTGTGACTTTATGTTTTCTGGAATTGGTATATATTCTATAGTTGCTCCGTGCTTGTTAGCAATAGTTTGCGCTACAGTTTCAAAGCTTACAGGATTACTTGTGCCTACATTGAATATACCCGATTGATCAACGTCAAACATTTTTTCATGCAGCTTGCATATATCATCTACACATACAAAGTCTCTAAGATAATTATTACTATCTTCGAACACTTTAATTACGCCATTTTCTTTTGCTTGATCTGTAAACTTAGTATAAGGACTTGCTTGTGCGCCTTTATCTTCTTCACCTTTGCCATAAACATTAAAGTATCGAAAGCCTTGTATTTTAATTTTAAATTCGTCTATGTATTGATTCATAAATCTATCAAATAAATATTTTGACCATGCATACGGGCTTTGTGGCAACAATTGACCTTGTTCTGTAAAGTGTGTAGTTGGTCCGTAAACACTTGCACTAGATGCATATTGCAAATTAGTTCCAAAGTTTTCGCATATCTGTGCAAGTCGCACACTAAACTCAAAGTTTTGTTCTAGTATTTGGTTTACGTCTGTGTATGTAGTTGAGCTAATAGCACCTAAGTGAATACACCAATCATAATCTTCTGTGCTAGGCATTATGCCCGGCTGCCATTCCCATCCTTCAACTTCGTGACCTTGCTGTTGCAAATAGCTTGCAATATTTTTACCAATAAATCCCTTGTTTCCTGTGATTAATATTTTCATTTAATTGCCTCGCTTATTATCTTTCGTATCTTACATTAAAACTAAGACTTACTCTGTCATCTCCAGTTTTATTAGTTTCAGTTCTATGTACTAGGTTTCCAGGCCACAGTCCAATTATACCTTGACTTAATGGAAATTCCATCTCTCGATTTACAACACCATAAACAAAATTTGACACTGCTACTTGGTTTGGAGTTTGTAACATTAAGTGACCGTCGTTTCTGTTTGTTTGTAAGTAGTAAACTCCAGATATATCAGATGAGCCATGATCGTGACTGTGTGCATATTGTCCAGTTTTAGTTTTTGTAAACCAGCTATTATCAATACGATATTCTCTATTAGTATCACATTCTATTTGATCTAAATAAAGATTTAAATGGTTATCTAATACTTGTAAAAATTTATTACATTCTAACTTTGTAACAATATCTTGGTTAAATGGGTTTTCATTTAGCTCATGAGTGTCTCCACTCCATGCAGGATTTTGTCCAAACTCTAGTTTTTCATATGCTAAAAAAAGTTCCTGCTGTACTTGTTTATATTCATCGCCTTCTAGCTGATCAACATAGACAGGAGTAGCAAACCATCCGTGTGTTGGCATTATATTCCCTCTATGATATTTGTTGTTGAATATCCGTCAACTGTAGGCACAAGATGCACATCAGCTAAATCATGTCCTACCACTTGTTCTACTGTGTAATCACCGCCTTTTACAATAACGTGCGGAGTTACCTCTTTAATTAATCTGTACGGAGTGTCTTCATCAAACACAATTACTTCGTCTACCCACGGTAACAATTCTAATTGCCTTTTACGTTTGTTTACATTATTAATAGGACGCTTAGGACCTTTAAATCGTCTAACACTTTCATCTGAATTTATGCCTACTATTAGTTTTCCACCCAGTGATTTTGCTTCGGCTAGTAGCTCAAAGTGACCCGTGTGTAGTATGTCAAAGCATCCATTAGTAAACACTATGCGTTCTTCGAGATCGCTTACAGTGAGCGTGTGTGTACCTACGTGCTTAACTGCTTCTCTAGAACCTTTAACAGCAAGTTCTATACAACGCTTGTAATTGTATTGCTTTGTTAAGCCATACACAAATGCTGCTAAAAAACAATCGCCTGCACCTGTAACATCGCTTACTTCTACATCTTCAACAGGCACATTATATACTTCATCCTCAATACTTGCAACAACATTGCCACCAGCGTTGGTTGTAATAATATTACCTTGCCAATTATTAAATCCAAACTTAGTAAATTCGCTGTTGTTAGGTTTTACTAACCATGCGCCTTTATAATGATTTGCATGTTCCTTAGGATCTACAATTACTTTACAACCAAATGCATTTAGGTGTTCAATTATATCAAGTGACTCATCTAGTACACCTTTATTATAATCACTTAATATAACATAGTCGTATTTTGTAAAATCAGTTGCTTGTACAGCGTCTAATACTGCGGCACTGTCTGCATGTTTATCATCGTCAATGCGTGTAACATAATGTCCATCGCAAATTACTCTAGTTTTAATGCTACTAGGTTGTTCGGTTTTAAATAGTGTTACATCAATGCTTAGGCTTTTTAAGTTTTCGTAAACAAGTCCAGCACCTCCAATTGTCCAAACTTCTTTTTGGTATTTAACAATTGGCACAGGAGCCTCAGGACTTAATCGTTCTGAAGTTCCATAGATATATTTGTCGATTATTACATCGCCGAGAACTAATACTTTCATAATGTTATTATACTATCTTTTAGGTTAGTTGTCAAGTAAATTAATTGTTTGAAAAACAGTATCTAACTTAGTTAAGTTAATTTTACTTTGAAGAGTGTTGCGCAATCCATGATGTAACGGTTTTGGCCATTTAGTAAAACTACACCAAGCATATCCGTCATGTTCTATATTAAGGTTAGGAATAAATTCTTCTTGAATAACACATAGATATGTGTGGAAGTGAAATTTACTATCAGGAGATATAAAACTTTCTAAAGGAAGAGTTTTTTTAATATCAGGAAGTTGTCCAATTTCTTCTTGAATTTCTCGTTTAAGACCTTCCCACGGAGTTTCGGCACCTTCGTTAGTACCACCAACTAAGCCCCACAAGTCTTTGCGCTTGCCTTGTGTGCGATGTAAGAATAAGAATCTATTTGTGTTTAAGGTGTAAAATAATGCACCACTACATGTAATACGATTGTTCATACATATAGTTAGCCGGCTAGTTCAACTCTCCATGTACCGACTGGATAGTCGCCGTCGATACTTAACAACCATTCGTTATTGTTAAACCTGTATTGCACACTTGTATTTAAATTAGTAGTGTATGTAACTGCTGTTGCAGCACTAGCATCAAATATAATATTCCACTTAGAACCGTTCCACTCGATAATATCGTTAGCACTTGCAACTAGCGCACTTGCATCTGCATTTTGCCACGCAACTGGTGATTGCGTAGCAGTAATATCACCGACATCATTTAACAACAACAACCGTACACCAGCTGCTTTAATAGAACCAGGATTGTAGTTAGTTGGATCAATAATATAGTCTATACTTGTTCGAGCTGCTATTACAGTATCGCTAGGAAAACTATCAGTATCCCAATTCATTAATATCTTACCTTCATCAAACGGACTTATGCTAAATGTTCCTGTAACTGTACTAGAATTATCTTGGCTAGTAAAGAATATACGACTTACATCAGCGGCATACATGCCTGGCAGTGCTTCAAATATTTCTCTCCAGTTTTTATTGCCAGTTATACCGTTTGCAAATAATTGTACGTTAGTACCGTCAACAAATGTACCCCATGTAGCATAATTAACATTTGCCATATGTGCTGCGGTATCAGTCTGTGATACTCTGCCGTGTTCATTTTCTGTAACACCTGGCCGTGGCACATCATCATACGCATTTAGTACAGGTTTACTTACGCCGCCTTCAATAGTGCCTAATTGTTCGTCAAACATGCTTGTAATAATATTAGTAATAACTCCCATTTTACGCACTTTTGTTGGTGGGCTAATATAGATAGGAATACTAAATGACATAGTAGCAATGTCAATTTCACTATCAACTCCTGCCGGCACACTTCTACTTGACCATGTTACGTTTTCTAAATTTACAACACTAATACTAGTCCAATCAATAAAATTGTCAGTAGTTTGCATTTCTAAACTTGGATTAAACAATACTAGTATTTGTTCTAGTATTTGTAATTTTTGATCAGTATTGCTTGTCCATAGATCTGCGTTTAATCGCATCATATAAGGAGTAGGAATTAACCGTTCAACTGTGTAGTTTTTACCTTGAGTATTTAAATACTCTCCTGTATCTGTGTCGTATTCACGTTCTCTAATGTTAGTTTTACGTGTATAAGTTGCATCTGTTAGTCTATCCTTATCTAATTCAAGACCAGTCAAGTATACTGCAATGCGAGGCGCACTAGGTAGTTTGTTTTCAGAGTTTTCTCTAATAATATTTGCTACTTGGCGAGTTAAATCACCATACATTACAGGTACGTCTTTCTGCACACCTTTTCCGTCTTGTACAGGAAAGTTTGCTAAAATACGCATCATTTGCGTAATGTATCTTCTTACTTGTCCGTCATAAAAATGTTGCATTATGTATTATCCGCCTTTGGTTTAAGCGCCTTAGAAAGACTCTGTCTTTCAGTGACTGTTTCACCGGCAATTTGACTAGTTTTAGTATTATTAATAAAGCTAGACTTATATGTTTGTCTCTCAAGTGTATTACTTAGTGACATTCTAATATCATCCTGTACCTTAACCCAACGTGTGCCATCGTAGCGGAACATTCTGTTTGGTAAAAAGTCTGTACGTAAAAAATAGTCACCATCTTCATTATTAGCTGGAAACGAAATGCCAAATCCAAACGGTGCACCATTTGGGGCAGTAGATCCTGTACCTACTAAGTATCCTGAATAACCTTCTCTATCAGGCTTAGCATTGATTGCATCTGCACCTATTAAATTACTTACATCTATGTCAGTATCGTCAACTGTCTGTAAAGCAACACTGCCGTCATCATTTGTTGCAATAGAGTAATAATGACTTATGTCATATCCACTCTTAGGTGCATCAGCTTCTGCTTGTGCAACTACAGCATTAGAAATTTGCATTTCTTTTTCATATGTTGATAGCATATCACGTAATGTGTCGTTGCTACCTTCTTCTGCAGGTAAGTCTAATATTTCGTTGTATTCTTGTCCATCGTATATTTGTTTTAATTTTAAGCGATATAAGTGTGGAAACCAAGTTTGACTGAATCCTTCTGCTGCACGATTAACGTCCTCTACAACGTAAAAGCGTTTAAGTGCAACTTTATAATCATTAAGTGCATATTCATCTTTTAGGTGCGGTAACTCAATTACATCACCTGACATAATTTTTCTACCTAATGTTTTAACACTACTATTCATATGAATAGTTACCATTAAGGTATCATTACTTAGGAATAATCCAAATTGTGATAAATCAAAATCAATATCTTGAATATTATAAATGCCACGCATACTGTATACGTCTGGATCATACTTCCTATCTCTATTTTCTAAAAATAGCAAGTCTTGTATGTTAGTTTCTTTTACAGCATCATAAGTAGGCTGGTCAGCAGTTCCTGAACCTACAGCAGGGTTCTCTGCCCCAAGAAACTTGTGGACATTAAGATCGGTACCGCCGATAGTGAACATTTCTAAGATCTGCTTGTCTAAGAAATAATAATCATTACCGCGTTCCGGTTTGTATAGTGATAAGCGAGGGATAACCATTCTCCTATTGTTATACATATTTATCGTAACGATAAATACTAATGGAGAACTTCATATGACACTAGCGACACAAAAACAAGAAGTATACGATTATGTTAACACATTCCTCGGAGGAGGTATGGTTGATGTTGAACTTGATCCTATACACTATCAAACTGGCTTGAATAAAGCACTAACACGTTATAGAATGCGCAGTGAACATGCTGTTGAAGAAAGTTATATGTTTTTAACTACAGTAGTAGACCAAAACGAATATACACTCCCAAGTGAAATAATGGAAGTTCGCAAGTTGTTCCGTAGAAGTATCGGCTCACGTGGTTCTAGTGGCGAAGGTGGCAGTTTGTTTGAACCATTTAACGCAGCATACACAAATACCTATTTGCTATCAGGATCTAAAATGGGTGGATTGGCAACATATGATATGTTTGCACAACATCAAGAACTTGTAGGTAGAATGTTTGGTAGCTTTATTGAGTTTACATGGAGTAACACAACTAAAAAACTTACACTACTTCAGCGTCCTAGAGCAGAAGAAGGACTACTACTTTACTGCTATAATTATCGCCCAGATGCTGAAATACTAAGTGACTATCTAGCTGTACAGTGGATTAAAGATTATACCCTTGCTAGTTGTAAGTATATGCTAGGCGAAGCACGTTCAAAGTTTGCTACTATTGCCGGACCACAAGGTGGCTCAACACTTAATGGCGACACTCTAAAAGCAGAAGCACAATCTGAAATGGAAAAGCTAGAGATTGAAGTATCAATGGCAGTTCCAGGCGGCACTGGCTACGGATTCTTAATTGGCTAAAAAACACCAAAGTTTACGCTAACATCTTGCTCCTAATGTAAATACTAATACAGCAGGGAGAGTCCAATGTGTTCACCGTATGTAAGAAAAGAAGCTAACAGACTTAATTGGATAGTCAAAGGTCACCTTATTGATCTAAGTTGGTCCGATGAAGATGTCGAAAAAACCTACCATTCATATTTTAAAAGACTTTGGGGTAATAACGAAAGTTATATCCACGAAGCAGGCTTTGATGCAGCTTACGAAGCAAGAGAAGCAGAAATATTAGATAAAGAAATAGCAACTGTTGCTGTACTAGGCGGACACAACGATTAACGGTTGACATCTCTAAGCTTATAGTATATACTATATAAAAGTAAGGAGATTGATTAAATGACTAAGCCTAAGTTATTAGTAATTGGACACGGCCGACACGGCAAAGATACTTTGTGTGAGATGCTTCGTGATAGTTACGGATACACATTTGAAAGCAGTTCAAAGTTTTGCAGCCTGCAATTTATATACAATGATCTAAAGGACAAGTATGGATATGCTAATGAGGAAGAGTGTTATGCTGACAGGCATAATCACAGAGCAGAATGGTATAATGCTATTTGTG